ATAGTGATAAGTCACGCTCGACATCAGAATTTAAATCAGTGTGTTGTTTGTTATAATCCATGATACTATTTATCAGTAATAAAAAAAGCCCTGCTTTCGCAAGGCTTTTAAAACAATAACTTGCGTTATTAGTTTACTGGCTGGCCATCCCACTCGGTGATGTGCTTGACCAATGCCGCTGGGCGTAGAGCACCAGTAGCAACAGCAGCACCCGAAGGTAGAATGTTGTGTAGAACGCCAACGCCAGCTGGGTTCTTAACGATCAAACAACCTTCAAGAATGAACTGATTCAATGAAGCGTCAGCATTTGAGAAGATTTCGTTGTTTGGTCCTAGTTCACGCAAGCCACCCCACTCGAGAATGGTTTCGTCGAAGAAGTAAACCTGATCTGAAACACCCGAGTAGTCCATTGACCATGAATCAAAGATTTGATATGTGTAGTCAAAATCTCCCTCATAGGTTGAGATTGTGTCGCCACGCTCACTGTTAACACGGTTGATCGCACGGCTTGTAGGCATTTGATCTGATAGGTGTGTTCTCATTGATGTTGGGCAAACCATTGTGCGAATGTTAGCGTTGAAACGCTGTTCGGCAACAGTAACCAACTGCTTGTAGATCGAAGGAGCGAACTGCTGGTTTGTAAATGTTCCTGTGTAGAACTGAGTTCCGTTAGCAAGAATCTGGAATACACCAGGAGCAGCAACTGCAATATCTGTATCGCTGTTGTTTGTGTTGGTTGTGAAACCTGTCAATGTGCCCGATGTTGTGTTGAAAGAATGCGAACCTGCGAATGCATTCAATGAACCGAAACGACGGCCAGTTTGACCAGCTGGAAGACCTGCTGCAACACCAGATTGACCAGCGTATGATGTACCGATTTGGTCAGCACGAACAACTTGTGCTTCAACGTCTGTCCATAGCTCGATCAACTGCTTGACCTGTTGGTATGCAACTGGATCACCACCCGACTGAATAACTGCACGAGCAGTTCCAGAAGCAGCGATAACTGTTGAGAAGATTTGTGTGTAAGTGCCCAAGTTTGCACGGCTGTTGTTTTCGGCTTGTGACGAAGTAACAGCAGCACCTTCTTGGTTTGCTTGCACAACTGGCGTGCGGTTGATGTCGTTTGTCCATAGTGGGCGTGTCGAACCAACTTTACGCTTCTTGCTCATACACATGTTTAGAACAGGTGTCTTGTCTTTTGAACGGTTGCTAACAACCATTTCTAAGTCTTTTTCTACAATATCGGTAAGAGCGTTTGTAGTTCCATTACCAATTTGCGATGTTGTAATAAGAGCCATAATAATTCCTTTTATGTTAGGCTTAATTCACACTTACTTCTTATTTTCCTAACTGTGCGTTAATGGTCATAAGAATTAAGTCATCTTGGGCTTTTTTGTCCCCTCGTTTGGCTTGTTCACGAAGACGATTGTAAGCTGATTGTTGCGGTTGCTGTCCCTGAGTGCTCTTACGATTACCCGTTGCTGCAATACTACCGCCACTGGACTTGGCTTTTGGTCTGTCACGATATTTTAAACCGTCACGCACCAAACTTAAGATATGTTCATCTGCTGATATTAAATCAACATTGTCAATACCTGGGACCAATTGTCCTTTCGCATCTGGCCATTCCTTACTGAGTTTAGTTCTTAGTTCATCAAAGACATATTTGTTTTTCAACTCTTTGTCTTTAAATGCTTTACGACTATTCTCAATAACCTCGCTTACTTGTTCCTTACGAATTTTCTTAAACTCTTCAATCGCTGGTTTTAACTGCTGAACCAACTGACTTTGTTGCTGAATGTAGCGTTCATTTTGGGCCATACTGGCTTCTATTCTTGCTCGTTCTGCTGGGTCATTTGTTTGTTTCAGTTGATCACTGAAAGTATTTTGATAACCCTGAGTTTTAATAATTTCGTCATAGGCTTCACGCAACTTTGGTTGTATAGTGAATTCCATTGCTAGTGTCAGTCCTTCTTGCTTTGCTCGTGTCTCTTGAAGATACTCATCAAACTCGGCTTTCTGAACTTTCAACTCTCTTGCTTCTTCGTGGATTGCGCCACCCTGTCCTAAGATTGCTGCAGCCTTTTTAGCATCAATAACAACCTCTTTTCCATTACGCATAAATTTAAACTTAGCGTTGGGATTTTCCTCAGTAAACTGAATAAAATCAATGAGTTCGCTATCAGTGCTGTCTGATTTCTCGTCGCTTACCTCTTCAGGGGCTTCTTCGTCATCAGTGCTACCACTTTCTTCGTCGTAAGTGTCGTCAACTTCTGGCTCAACATCGCTGTCTGGTGCCACAGGACTCTCAGTATTTGCCTCAACTGATTTCCCTGTATCAACTGCCTTGGAGTTCTGCTCTGGTTGATTACCAGCGGTTAGCTGGGTCACCATTGACAGAATTTCGTTATCCAAATCTGCAACTGATGGTTGGGTAGTGGCCGCACCTGTAGTGTTAGGCATATCCATATATTGTAGTTCCTATTTTAGTTTTGGTCGGGCGCAACAGAACCTTTCTGCATTGTTACCAACCTTTCTTTGAGAATACTTGCACGTTGCAAATACTCTACAAATCTTTCTACACCGGATAGTTGATTACTCAATCCTATCCGTTTGTTATTTATCTCATCTGTGTGCGAACTCAAGCCCGCAATCTCATCTATAATCTCAAACTTAAAACTATTTACAAAAAGAGCGAAGTTAGCGTCACTTAACAGACGTTCAGCGTCAGTGCCCACTGCAATAGCACGATCTTGTTGCTCGGTTGATAACTTACTAACATTAGTAAAGTTAGTGCGAGCATTATAGGCTGTTACTTGATCTGGTGTTAACATTAGTTCTCGTCGAAGTTACGTGGTTTGCCAATCATCAATGATGCTGCTTCAAGCTGACGCTCAGCGGAAGCACCTGTCATATTGGCAAGTATTTCTTGTGTTTTTGCTTTTGTTTCGTCTGTCTTAGCAGCAGTCTCAGCAACCTTGGCCTTGTTATACTCAGCCAATGCCATTTGTAGCAGATCAACTGCTGGAGGACCCTTCTGCTTCATAGTTTCCATACCCTGCTGAATCATCTTAGCGACTTCTTCGTCATTAGGCAAGTATGTATCGCAATCCTTAACACCTAAGTTGTAAAGGGTGTCAGCATAGGGCTTCTTCATCTTCTTGTATACTTCGGCAGTGAGTGTTCCCTGCATTGCCATGGCCTGAACCATAGTATACATCTCTTGTTGTGTCTTTTTAATGATCTCAATACGACCAATTGCGTTCTCTTCCGACATCATACCAAGTGCAAGTGACACATTCATGTGTTTACGATCACAGAAATTGAAATCATCGAATGCCATAGCATCTAAAAACTCAGGTTTCTTGTCTGGATGATACAATTGTGCTAATTTCTTAACACCGTAGTCATCTGCATACTGAATAAGTGTGCGCCATGTGAGCCAAATGGCTTCTTTTACGCCCTCTGCTGCATTTTTAACCGTATTGTCTTGAATAATCTGGTTAGGTGACAATGCCATCTGTAGTTTGATGCCAGAATTGCCAGGTGCCATAACTTCTGGATTGAACACGTCGTTAGGTTGTGTCATACCGACCATAGCCATAGTGTCCTGCTGCATACGATTCATTGCAGCGTCCATAAAGCCGATATTACCAGCTGGTGGTGGCACTGGATACACGTCAGTAGCAGGATCAAACTTTGAGTCTAACATAAACACGGCGTTCTCACCGTCTTGGAATGATTGGAAGTCTACACGGTCTGGCTTGACACCAATACGAGTAGTAGCTTGAGCTAGACCCAATAGTATCTCAGCACGGTGTCCAGCAGTAGCATATTCTTGCATTGGCACTACCGACTCAGCGATAGAATAACCAAAGAAGTTGCCAGGTAGTGGCTTTGGACATAGATTAGCAATAGGAATGAACTCTACCTCTTTTGCACTAATAATATAGTCACCCGAGTATACAATCTCAATCAATTCCAACTCACCGTCGTCATCAATGTCATAACGATCCCATACCGTAAGCACCGTCACACGCATAGAGTATGGATCAGCACTTTGACCCGAATTAACAGGAATACCGGCCATAGGAGCACTATCACGTGCGTGTATTGCTAGGTTGTTAAGTATGCTACCCGATTGAAACGCAGCGTTTTGGTTAAATGACGAGTGATCACGAAACTCATCGATATTAATGCCAGGATATACTTCAGTTGCCTGTTGTATAGTCATTGACTCGTAGAAGCCACAGAATGGCTGCTCTTGAATTGATGTTACGTTGGGATCACACACCCAATAGTGCTGTGATACATGTCGCCACTGAATGGTTGTCTCATATCCAGTTAGTTTATATTTTGCTTCGTATATTGTATTGCGATTAACTGCTGCGGCCAGTTCTGACTCGCCCATTTCCAGTTCCACATTAGGAACTTCCATGTCAATGTCTTGTTCATCGATGGATAGTTGCATAGCCTCTAATTGGGCCGTCATATCAACTTCTGTTTGCTGTTCGTCAGCCATCATCTTAAACTGCTGCATCTCAGCCTGGACTTTCTCCATGTCAATGCGTGTTTTACGACGCGATTGACGTAAGGGTGTCAATCCAGCTTCTTCTGCCTGTGCTTCAAATGCGCTTAACTGATCCTGTGTGCCTACCGTAGTCACATAACGTGTAGATAGTTTGCGAACTGGCTTTACCATTAACATACCGTTCTTGTGTAAGCAAGCGTCTAAGATCCACTCCTGTAACACAGCGTGTGGTTGGTTCTGGCTATTGACGATACGACTTACCATATCTGTAGCTTGACGAGCAGCAGTAGCATCATCCTCGTTATCAGGAACAAACTCAAAATCAATCTCACCGTTAGGAGCCACGCCCTTTACCATAACAGCCGTTGCATAATCGCAACTTGGCTTTACTACTGGATGAATATAGTCGATATCATTTACTGGCGCTGTTGAGTTAGTCACGCACATAGCAAGATAGTGCCAGTCACACGCACGATTTACGGCATTCTTAGTAGCAGTTAGTTGTAGGTAGTTAGCAGTCTTTAAGTCCATCAAGTTTTTAGCCTTGACGAAACGACCCAGCTGACCCTGAGCGGTCATATCGTTAGTGATTACGCGATTATTGATGTTTAACATTATTATTCTTTATAAGGTTACGGGAACAGCCACTGATATTACAGGTGTGCCCCAACTATTACTTATATAGTTTGATTCACCGGGTCTGGCTACCGCATATACAGTCAAATCGCCATCTATCGTTGCATTATTAGTATCTTCAAAAAGAATAGTAGCAATAACCGTTGAACCGCTAACGCTATAATTAATAGATATGCTATCAGCTCCATATACACCACCCCCTGATATCTGCTCAAACCATTGTTGAGGACTAGAAGTCAAATCATAAAAACCCTGACGCACATAGGTAGTAGGTGTAATAGTATTGTTGAATTGTGTTAGTCCGGTATATACGCTACCAGTGATAGTCTGCGTGGTAGATATGGCTGGTAGTGCTAGAACGCCCATACCCAAACAAAATGCATTCCATGATAAGTCAGCAGGAGTGCTAGAACCAACTGAACTGCTGGCATTGATACGCAACCGACCGCCACAATTAAAAAAGTATCTTAACTTGTCATAACTATCAAATGTCCACGTAATAGTAGACAATACGGTAGGAACACCTACACCACCACCCCATGAAGTAGTTCTAGTAGAACTGCCTACTACATCAGTTCCACTAGCACTGCAGTTATATGGATTTGTAGTAATAGCACTAATATTAGTAGGCAGTTGTGGATAGTATGTGATTTTACCACCAACGGTGGCAGCAGGTATGGGAGTTATTGTGTCGCCCTGATGTGCTGCTGCGTTAGCCGTAGAGGTGTAAATTGAATTCCATTGTTGAGCTTGTAGTCGATCGCCAACAGCAACAGTGGAGATAGCAGTCTGCCCATAAAGGGTATTCCATACACTATTGATGTTGTTAGCAAAGCCATTATAGTCGCTTGCTTGAATTAATCCGCCCTGAGCATATGTCATAGCAGATCCTTATGCGTATGTGGCTTGAAACGTCGAACCCGCAGTAAGTGTCCAATCACCAGTAATAGTTCCAGCAGTAGCATTACTACCACTAGTTAAAATTGGTGTAGTCACGCTTGAGAACACCACAGGTGCACCCTCAAATGCTACCGACTTCCATACTGGGGATACGTTAGTAGATGTGTTAATCTTAAACTGAACATTGCTGCTATCATACCAGGTTTGACCCGGGATAGGTGCATAGGGACCACTAGTATTGCTGGCCCAGTTCTCAAGCATGGATAATTGGTTCTGATCGACAGGAGCTCCATAACCAGGATAGTTTTTACCAGGTAATGCTAAACTGGTTTGTGTGTTGATTGTAGTATCGACAACAGTTAGTGTGCCAATGCTGTAAGTAAGGGTATAACTCATATTAAATCCTTATAGGTATTATATTTTTTGATTTGTTGTATTGCTCCCTGTGATACAGCATAATGTTTTGCGAGAGCACGACTGCTTATTTTGCTAACTCTGATTTCTCTAACTTGATCATCAGTAAGTTTTCTTTGCGATGATGGAGGTTTAGAGTAATTTGCACGACCTTTTGCTCTCATATCATCTACATTATCTTGTTGTGTTCCAAGAAATAAATGTGCGGGATTTACACACGAAGGGTTATCGCAACTATGACAAACTGACATTCCGGTAGGATCACGACCGTCTAACTTTGCAGCAATACGATGGGCGTAAGTTCTTAAAGAAGAACTTACCGTGAACATACCATAACCGCTTTTATTTTTAAAAGCAGTCCATTCCCAACACCCGGTGTCGGTATTCTTGTTAACTTTACTCCAAAATCTTTGTTCAAGTGTGTTCATATTAATCTCTCTTTTATTTATCATTACTAATAATAAATGATTACCATGTATAAGTCAATCTAAAAGGATAACATTATGTATTGCCTAGACCTGGGTCTTTTACCTGTTTCCATACAGGTTTAAGATGTTCTGGAGTTTTATTGTTCAACATATCACGATAATGATCATAACGAGTAGATTTGTGCATCATATCAAGTGGTTCGGCCAAATCATTTAAGCATCCTAATAAGGCATAACGAGCCGAATCGATTGTATCGTCGGGATCCGAATATCGTCCTTTTTCATCTACGAAATAGTTTTGTGCTTCACGCAAAAACTCAACGCAGTTCTCGTTAATCATAAAAGCCTGAACTTCCATCATTTGACGCATAACATTAATACCAAATGCTTTGTGATTATTTACTTTTCCTTGTGCATCAGGTGGGTTCATAATAGGCTTATGATATACATTAAGATTGTATTCCTCAAATAACTCTCGTATCGATAATGAACTCATTGTATATCGTCCCTGTGTAGAAGCATCAGCGGGCAATACAATAGGGCATCCATATACTTCTGGACGCATA